GCTGCTGCAGATCCTAATTCAAGATTAAGACAGGCTAGAAGAAGATGGAAATGCTAGATGTCTTATTTAAATGCTAATATACCACCAATTTATTGTAAGATAAGGAAGGAGTATCTTTATGATCTTAAAGAACATCACGGAGAAAGCGAAGAATGTGTTATCTTCGGTCTCACAAGCATATCAGGACGTGCAATCTTATTTAATATCATGTTACCTAATGGTGCGTGCTTTTGGCGTTTGCCTATCTCTGCGTTTTTCCAAAAATCGTATGACCGAGCCGATGTGCCAAATATGCAGACGAACGAATTGGAACTGTGGAATTGTTTCAGTTATTGGCCTAGTGTTACTTGTTTTGATTGGTTGGATGGTTTAAAGGGAAAATTTTTAGGATTAGATAAAAAATTTTATCATGGAAAATATTTATTCACGATTGATTGGGCACATCCAGACACTAATATCTTGGATGTTGAACATTCCGAAATACCTCAAGAGCATAAGTGTGCACATATACTGGAGCTTGATAACGGTAATTTTGCAGCTCAGCCTAATAATCGCCTTTTGTGGCATGTTAATTCATACACTACTGATAACAGCTGGCCTGACTATAGAGTCCAAACTACTTATTGGGATGCAGAGGACTCTAGCATGGTTACGGAAGATAGTGATAAAATGTTTTATCAAATGGAAGATAAAGTAGAGGATTAATTATGAGAGATACAAAAACAATTGAAACTTTTTTAAAACAAAAAGATAAAACAGAAAAAGAAAAAATATTATTTAAAAATTTAAAAAAAGAAGTTGAGATAGGTGCAAACGGAACACAAAAATACGTTATAAAGCAAGGTATTAATAAAGGTAAAGTTGCATCTAAATGATAGACAAGTGGTTGTATAATTTTTTTGGCTTTATTGACAAAGTGTTTTCTGTAATAGAAACTTATAGTGTTAAACTTTCATCATGGTTGTGGAATAAAAGAAAAAATTTACTGAGAAGGAGAAGAAAGAAATGAAAAAAGAGTGCAAGCAATGTGAAAAAGAATTTGAACCAAAAGACGAATTAGATTTATTTTGTAGCCAAGATTGTAAAGAAGAGGCATTAACAGCATTGGATTCTGACTCTGATGAGTGTCTATCATGTCAATAAAAATCGATGACAATACAAGTATCGGTCTTCCGTTACGTAATCTAATAGGATTGGTTGCAGCTGTAGTTGTAGGTGCGTGGTTTGCATTTGGTGTTATTGAAAGGCTTAATGCATTGGAGACAGCTAATAAATTATTTGAACAAGATTTATTAGAAGCATCTGCACAAAAACCAATTGATCAAGAACAGTTTATGTTATTAGAACACATTGCTGAAGGACTTGAAAAATTAACGATAAGAGTTGATGGTATGATGAACAACAGAGTTAATATTGAACGACTACAAATGGATGTAGAACGATTAAGAATTGATACAGAAAAATTAAAAGACTCAGTTAGAGCAAATATTGGTAAATTAAATGGCAATCACTAGAAATGATAGAAACAGTTGTGGCACTAGTAATGTTAATGGACAATCAAATACCAAAATATTATTATCAACCAGACATTTCTCAATGCCTGAAAGCAAAAAGAATCGTTGAACGAAATGATTCTAATGCATCTTATCAATGTATTGTAAGTAAAGCAGAAGTTATTAAAAATGAAGATGGTAGTAAAAGTATAATAAAAATTGTAAAATCAAAAGATGATAAATTTTATCAAATGTTTAATAATAGGGTTTATTAATGATAAAAATGGTTATAGCATTGTGTTTGTTTATTAATGGTGAAATGGTAGAACATCGTATTCAACCTGATGTGTCAACTTGTTTAAAAATGAAGAGAGAAGCAACAAGAAACATGGAAATGAATAACAAACGATTTATGTGTTCTGAAGCAAAAGCAGAGGTTGAAAAAAATATTGATGGTAGTATAAGTATTAAGACAATTATTGAACACTAATGAAATTAGATCAGCTTAGTAAACTTGCTAATAGACTTCGTAATAATTTATTAAATCCTTACGCAAAAGAAGTGAGAACACCTAAATATAAAAAACGTATTGTTGAGTCAAAAAAAGTATATAATAGAAAAAAACATAAGGATGAAGATTGGAGTGGTATAGTATGAATCTTTCACGTAATTTTACATTACAAGAGTTAATCAAATCAGATACTGCAATCAGATTAAATATAGATAATAATCCCAATGGAGATCAAATAGATAAGTTAAAACAGCTATGTGAAAATGTTCTTCAACCTGTTCGTGATCAATTCGGAAGAGTTAAGGTAACTAGCGGATTTCGTAGTGTAGAACTTTGTAAAGCAATTGGTAGTTCAGAAAATTCACAGCATGCCAAAGCTGAGGCCGTAGATTTTGAAGTATTAGGTGTAGATAATGCTGAAGTTGCTGATTGGATAAATAAATATTTAGAGACAGATCAACTCATTTTAGAATTCTATACGCCAGGAGAGCCTAATAGTGGCTGGATCCATGCTAGTTGGATACCCTACCAACCTAGAAGACAATTTATGCATGCATATAGAGAAGATAAGAAAGTAAAATATAAACCCATAATAGGAAAGGCGGTTGATTTAGTATGACAATAGGTAGGTCACAAATGACACAACAAATAGACGGTAAATTACGTGGAGCAAGAAAAAAGAAACGATTACAAGTCAAAAAGAAACCCAATAGCAAAAAACCTAAGGTCTTCAAAGTTTAAGCAAAAAGTGGTACAATCTAAAAAGTTGTACAACAGAAAAAGGCTTAAACACAATGACTAAATTATGTGCTAGAGGCAAAGCGGCCGCTAAAAGAAAATTTAAAGTTTATCCCTCAGCGTATGCTAACGCATACGCATCTAAAATTTGTGCAGGTAAAGCAAAAGACCCATCTGGTGTAAAAAGAAAAGATTGGGGCCCTAAAAAAATGCAAAGCGGAGGATCTGCAGGTTCTGGTGCTGCAAGTTCTTCTGGTGTAAGGAGATTAAAAATGTCTGAAGAACAAAAGAAAAAACAAAAGAAAAAAATGCCTAAAGCTAGAGATATGGCTATGGGTAATAAAAATATCGTATATGTCGGAGATCCATTTATCGTTGATGGTAAAAAATTTGATCCTGCAAAAAAGTTTCCAAAAACTTACATGAGACCTGAAGGTGCTAAAACATATTCTAAAGGTGGATACACAGGCTCACATATTAAATCAGAAATAGGTGGTAAAAAAGTTTCAAACAAATCTTATGAGGATTATTATAAAGATTTATTATAATGGCTAAGGAAGGTTTAAAAAAATGGTTTTCAGAAAAATGGGTAGATATTGGAGCCAAGCGAAAAAATGGAAAATATCAACCCTGTGGGAGATCTACGTCAGGTGGCTCTTCGAAGAGGAAGTACCCAAAGTGCGTACCACTTGCAAAAGCCACACGTATGACAAAGTCAGAAAAGGCGAGTGCTGTAAAACGAAAAAGAGCAGCAGGTAATCCTGGTGGAAAACCTACAAATGTTAGTACATTTACAAAGAAATACTATGGGGGTATGATAGATCTATGAGTAAGAAAAAATATACATTTACTATGGTTGTAGTTAAACCAACAGGTAAAGGTGGTAAACCTTTGAAACCAAAAGAAATAAAACCTAAAAATAAATCAACAGGTGGTACTATTGAAAAAGTACCTGGTGGTTATTCAAAAGAAGGATCAGGAAGAATTAGTGATAAAGGATTAAAAGGAAGAAGTCCTCAACAAGTTTTTGCTGAAAAAGAAAAAAGAATGGAAAATACTAAACCCCAAGGTATGACAAAAAAAATGGGGGGAGGTATGATGAAAAAATACAATAAAGGAGGACAAATGCTTAAAGGCGGTCAAAAAAAATTAGATAAAAATAAAGATGGTAAAATATCTGGTGAAGATTTTAAATTAATCAGAAGAGAAAAACCTGAAATGAAACCTGTAAAAAAAGCAATGGGTGGCGAAATGAAAAAAGGTTATGGAGCTGCTAGACAATCTGGTATGGGTTTACAAGACGAAAATTTAGTTCCAGGTAAATCAATGGATTACTATAAAGACTTAATGTAATAAAGGATATGCATGGCAACATCAGGAACTACAGCATTCGATTTAGATATAGACGAAATTATAGAGGAGTCTTATAACAGATGTGGTGTAAGAACTAATTCTGGAGACGATTTAAAAAGAGCAAGAAGAAATTTAAATATTTTATTTTCAGAATGGGGTAACCGTGGCGTTCATCTTTGGAAAGTTGAATTACAAACACAAGCTTTAACTGCAGGTACTATTTCATACACAGTTCCAACAAATGTATCTGATGTTTTAGAAGCTTATATTTCAACTACTTCAGGAACCACATCATCAACAAATGATATATCTTTAACAAAAATAGATAGATCAGCTTATGCTGCTTTACCCAATAAAGGATCCACAGGTCAGCCTTCACAATATTTTGTTGATAGACAAATTACTCCTGTAATTAATTTATATATTGCACCAGATGCAACTACTTATACTCATCTTAAATACTACACAATTAATAGAATTGAAGATGCAGGATCTTATACTAATCAAGCAGATGTTGCTTATAGATTTATACCTTGTATGATTTCTGGACTTGCCTATTACTTATCTTTCTTAAAAAATCCACAACTTACTTCTGGACTTAAATTAGTTTACGAAGATGAATTACAAAGAGCGTTAAACGAAGATGGTCAAAGAACTTCTGTTTATATTTCACCGCAAACATTTTATGGAGATGGAGTATAATGGCAACTAGAGCAACAGGAAAATACGCACAAGCAATTTCAGATAGATCTGGTCAAGCTTTTCCATATCGAGAAATGGTTAAAGAATGGACAGGTGCTTTAGTTCATAGATCTGAATTTGAACCTAAACATCCTCAACTAGACCCTAGAAGAACTTCAGCAGATGGTGTAGCACTAATGAATGCAAGACCTCAAACGTTTACAGTTTTATCTGGCGGAGGTGGAGGAATTGTAGCTAATTTAACATTACCAGGAGATTTTGCTTTTAGTTCTAATGGTATGCAACCAGATGATGGATCTGCACAAAATAGAGGAAGACAAGCAATATCTAATATTGGTCAAGTAACTATAGGTATTACATAATGGCTATTAGTTTTTCAGATTTTTTAACACAAGTACGAGATTATACAGAAGTTGATTCTTCAGTTTTAACTGATTCAATTATTCAAGGATTTATAAGAGCGGTTGAGTTAGATATAGCAGGTAAAGTAGATTATGATGATTTAAGAAAATATTCAACATCTAATTTTACTTCAGGTAATAGATATGTAAGTTTACCCGCAGATGCTTTAATTATGAGATCAGTACAAGTCATTAATGGTGGAGATAGAACTTTTTTAGAAAAAAGAGATACTAGTTTTATTTCTGAATTTAATAATAGTGGTGCAACTGGATTACCTAAATACTACGCAAATTGGGACGATTTTAATATTCTTGTGGCTCCAACACCAGATTCTGCTTATCAAATACAGATTAATTTTATTAAAGATCCACCTCAGTTTACGTCAACAAATAATACCTATATTTCAACTTACCAAGAATCGATGTTACTTGATGG